ATTAGGTATATGCAATATTCCGGAGCTCCACAAAACGGGTATCCGCTCTCTTATCAATCACACATAGATTGGTTAGATCTGCTAAGAGAGAGTGAGTATAGACCACATAGTCTGGACCACTTTGAACGAATCCAATATGTATGGCGAAAACTCAAAAATCCACAACCGGAAATAACCCCAGAAACTATAGCTTTTCTCGATTCGTTGAAGAAAGAAAATAAACTGGGTAACTTGTGTAAAGAAGTTAAAGATAAAATTTCTGATGAAGTTAAAATAAAATACCAGAATTTATCTAACTACTATGCCAGGTTGACGCAAAATGGAATGGGTACTCTTTTATCATTATTATCGAGATTAGGTATACCTGTTTCAGAATATTGGAATAATTTACTTATTGAAAATGCACCAGTCATTACAACAGCAGTGGTTGCTACTATAACAACTTTGATATTTTTAGCGGTAGTTAAAATGTTCAAATATGGAATAGAAGGTGAACAGCAAAGTAAAGCAGAAAAGAAAGCAAAGCAAAAGAAAGTTATTCCAAGAAAATTTGCTAAACTCCGATTAGTGGACGGTCTCCAACAAGCAAATGAGAAGATTATCGAACGAGTAACTCAAGAAGATCTAGGATTTAATAATTATCCAGATTCTGAGATTCTAGAAGATCTGTTCGAACATATTCAAGAAAATCCAAGTTTAAGTATATGCGCTATGTCATTATGTAAAGGCTCTAAACAAGAACCTAATTTTGATATAATGTATGCAGCTTTTAGTGAAGAATATGACTTCTCATATACCACTCCTCAACAACCAGAGTGGAAAAAGGTAACATCATATCGCGAAGATGGAGATCGTATAATCGAATTTGATGTTCGCGGTAGTGGTACTGAAGATAATGCTCTTGAAGCGTTATTCAAAGTATTAAAAACCGCAAAATATTACCCATATGGTGAATGGATATTGGAATCTTATTTTAAGAAAGAGGATGATCAACTATTGTATTCCATCCGATTGTTTCTTCTGAACGCAAAACCGCAAGGAGAAATTGTTAGATGGACAAGAGCTGATGTAACTAAAATAATGGATGTCCAAAATATCTTGAATGGAGGTAATATTATTGATATCGATACAATTGTAACAGGTGTACAACAATCGGCACCTCAAGCATACGATACTTTGAAAGCAATAGTACGTAATCATATGGTTAAAGTAGATTGTGTTAAAAGTATGGATGTAGGTAATCTCGCTAAAGTAGGACGAAAAGTGCACGCATTAGGAAGCGGTAATATTTTATTATTACCTGCTCATGCTGTACAAAGTAATTCCCGCTGGATAAGATTTTCACGAGTTGGTGATAGCAAATATACTGGTTTGGCAGTAGTGGAACGAGAACCTGATTTTGTTAGAGATGTAGCAGTAGCAAAAATAATCTCACGATTTGAAGGTGAAACTAGATTAGCAAATCTAGGTATTCCACAAGAGTTACGAATTATTAGTAAACAAGAGTTCGTATTTCCTGATATATCAAAATATTTGTTGACATCAGAGCAGGCACAAGTAGATTGGGACGGTTGTTCAACACTACATTACTTCGCTAGTCAAAGAACTGTAGCGTTAGGACAAACTGAAGACTTTGTGTTGCAGTCATTTCAAGTACCAAATTTAGAAAATGACGAACCAACTAAATTAATTCAGAAACCATATCAAGTGTTGTGTTGCAAACAAACTTTACAAAGTTCTTTTCCATTAAGTGAATTAGGTGATTGTGGAAGTCCAGTTATACTCGCAACTGGAAAGAAATCAGGAAAACTTTTAAGTTTTCATACTTACTATTCGCCTAAAACACAACAATGGTTTAGTGCTATAATAACTCTTGATGATTTAGGAGTTATTAAAGGAACACAACAGAGTTTCCAGGATACTTGGCAGCAACTGATTGTTCCTGGACCACCAACAGATTTACCTAATGGTCCTGAAGTTGAATATGTCGGTAATTTAGTAAGACCTAGTCTTCCAGTTACCAAATCATCTTTAGATCATTGGCATAAATCTCCATTCGCAGATCAATTTGAAGAGCAACTAGCTCCGGGCCGTTTAGACCCATATGATCCATATATAGAGACTGAGTTGCCTAAAAATAGGGAAGGTCGTAAGAGTTTGGTATTAGGTCCAAATTCCGAAATGGCTAAAAAATTACCAGAACTTGATCAAAATTTATTAGATTGGTGTGCAACACAACTAATAAATGAGCAAGTTGCGGTATTTAAAGTTGAACAATCATTAACGAGAGTTGGTGATGATTTAGATGAAGTGTTAAATTATGCTATGAATGGACTACCTGATAACAAATATGTCAGAGGTATGGAAATTAATAAAGCATCAGGTTTACCATGGAGTCTAAATGGTACAGCTAAGAAAAGTGATTTTATCGAGTTAGATGAACAAACCGGTCACAGATCGTTTAAACAAGATAAAAATGGTAAAGCGTTGGAAGCTAGAGTTAAAACAAAATTAATTCAAGCTAAACAAGGTCAACGTTTAATTAGTTTATCGAGTTCAAAATTGAAGGACCAACCGATAAAAATCGCTCAAGCTAAAAGCGGAAGAACTCGTGTATTCCATTGTATACCAGTAGATTTAATTTTGTTCCAATCATCTCTATATGGTCCATATAAAGAAGCATATACACGAGCAGGTCTAAAAGCATATCATGCGGTCGGAATTGACTGTAAATCAGTAGGCTGGATGGAATTAGCTGCTTATATGACCAAGCATCCTAATTATTTCGATGCAGACTATAAAAATTATGACAAGTATTTACATAGACAAGTTTATAAATGTGTACGTAAAATACAAAGATCAGTAATTCAATTAGTCTGTCCAGATAATTGGGATGCAGCCAGAGCTGTCGAGGAGCTAGATGCTATAGATACATTTGTCGTTGATTATAGAACTATTTATAAAACAAATCGAGCAAATAAAAGTGGTAGTTACACGACTACTATAGACAACTGCTTAGCAAATGATATCTATGGTCTATACGCATGGGTTAGATCAACCGGTGTTAAATCACTACATGAGTATAGAACAAATGTATCTTCAGTATCTTTTGGTGATGATATTATAAAGAGTGTTTCTGATGAATATGCCGATAAATACAACTATTGCACTTATCGAGATATTTTAAATGAAACGGGCCATATAATAACACCGGGCTCAAAAGATGGAGAAGAGAAGCCATTTACTATATTTGAAAATTTGCAATTTCTTAAAAGAGGTTTTAAATTTGAACGTGGTATGATTTTAGCTCCATTACTTCAAAGATCAATAGAAGGTCCCTTTGTTTGGACAGATATTCGTGAAGATCAAATCACTGTATGGGTAAATTTAGTGCAAGAACAGATGATAGAGGCAGCTCTTTGGGGAGAGCAATACTATTATCAATTTTGTAATAAATTGAAATGTGGAACGAATAGACGTTTAAACGAAGCATTGGTTAACTTATTAAATACCGACTGGGAAATAACATTCCAGAAATTTGCAGATCGTTACTATGGCTCTTAAAGAAGAAATATTCAAACAAAATACAACTCTTTTTGATGTGCTAGACGATAACGATATCACTCAAATCGGTTCAATTAATTCTAGATTAACTGATATACAAAATGAAGTTACTGCAAACAAACTTCAACTTGATGGACTAGCTCGTATAGTTGATCAAAACCAGGCACGTAACGAGTCTCAATTTGTCACTTTTAATACACAGATAACCGCATTAAATAACGAAGTTAATTTATTATCTACTGAAAGTCAACAGTTATCAGAAACAGTTGATGACTTAAATGATAAATTTACTAGTTTAGAAACAAATGTCACTAATGAAATTAGTGATGTTACGTTGTTAGTTAGTAATTTACAACAAGAAGTTAATAATTTAGATACTAGAGTTCGTGATAATACAGTTAACTTAAATTTATTAAGAAGTGATTTTAATAGTTTACAGCTTAGTTTTCAACAAACTAGAGCAGATGTAGGTCAACTCAAATTTGACCTTAATTTATTATCTAATAGGGCAAAAACAGGTATTAGAATTTTCCCTAATGAACTTGTAACAATGTGGTTTGTTAAAAGAGGTAGATTTACTAATGCGTCAATCGATTTTAGAGGCGACCCGTTCTTACGTTTGGGAAAAATATATACAGCTCAATTAACAGGAAGTAATTCTGAATTAGTTGGTTTGTACAATATCGTTTTCGCTCCAGATGATCAATATGAAATTACAGCTTCAGCTGTAGTCCCAGCAATATCGGGACAAAATTACTGGCTATTTTTTAGACTAGTAGGCGGAAATAATTTCGCTCGTGATGAAATGTATTTGTATACTGTATAAATATAAATTAGTCGCCAATCAAGGAAAAGTTGTTATACCCATCTATTGTATAAAATCTCATACATCGATGTAAAACCTTTGGGAGTCAAAAGTCTATTACATGACTTGATAAACTGTTAAAAAGCTATAAGTGACATGTCAAATCCAACACAACTCGTACATGTATATGATATGCCCCTACGCGTTATCGCTGGGCTTTCTACTTTAGCAAAGACACCTGCAGAGGATAATAATACTGAAACCGGTATTGTTGTTAGTGAGGTTGGTGAACCAGTACTAACAACACATCCAGCATGGGCTGATTCTTTTGTAAGTTATCCACTTCGTGCTCCTAGAGTTTGTTTTACTCCAGATTTTATATTTGGAGGTATGGACTTAGGAAATGCGTATAGTGCATTCTTACCAAGGAGATTCCCAGCTCCTGCAATTGGTACACGATTAGTTATCAATCCAATTGTTACCAAAGCGCAAGAAATGTTGATTAATATGTACAATTATGTACATGCTAACTTTCATTATATTGTGCATGTACCTGCACCATTAGGAACAGGTATCTATTTAAAAGTATATGCTCC